TGCCGCCACTCACCGTCTGCCAACTGCATGTGCCGTCGCCATCCTCTCGCAAAAACTTTGATCCGCCAGTCTCACCAGTCGACTTGAGTTCCGTGCCTTCCAGGTCGCACGAGATCGTGAGGTCATACGGGTCGCCATCCGTTCCGTTATCTGTATCGGTCCAGTCGACATCGATCCCAGTCCCCTCAACGATCTTCACCTCCTTGTTCTCGGTTATGGTGACTTCCGTACCGTCACCGTCTTCAAGGACGAACCCAGACCCCATCGTGTTTGCGGTCATGTCATCGACCACGAGATCAATCGTTCCATCGCCATCCTGATAGGTGGCAGAAATCCTAGTCTCGGTATTGGACGAGAACATTGCCCCGACAATGTCCTGGACTTGCTCCGTCGACAACTGGGTGTTGGTGTCGGTTGAGGTGATCGTCAGGGTGTCGCCAGACATTGCGGTAGTGACGTTGGTGCCGCCAGCAATCGTCAAGGTGTCGCCGGGAGTGATCCCGGTAGACCCACTGTCGCCAGCCACCGTGGTGTCAGACACGGTGAAGGTGAGATCGTAGGGATCGGCGTCTGTGCCGTTATCCGTGTCTGTCCAGTCGATATCGATCCCGCCACCCTCGATGAACTTAACCTCTTTGTTCTCGGTTATGGTGACCTCGGTGCCGTCACCGTCCTCAAGAACGAAACCTGAACCCATCGTATTTGTGTCGGTTGATGTGATCGTCAGAGTGTCACCGGACATGGCCGTTGTGACGTTGGTCCCACCAGCGATGGTGAGCGTATCCCCAGGCGTAATGGCCGTTGACCCACTGTCGCCCGCAACGGTCGTGTCAGCCACTGTGAACGTGAGATCGTATGGGTCCGCATCCGAGCCTGTAGAGGTGTCCGTCCAGTTGATATCGATGCCACCCCCCTCGATGAACTTCACTTCCTTTGCGTCCCCAATTTCCACCTCGGTGCCATCACCATCCTCCAGGAAGAAGCTGGACATGCCACCGCTTCCGCTGACGGTCTGCCAGCTGCACGTTCCGTCACCGTCTTCTCGAAGAAACTTGCTGGCACCAGTCTCGCCAGTCGACTTGAGTTCTGTCCCCTCCAAGTCCACGGCAAAAGTGAGGTCATACGGATCACCATCCGTGCCGTTGTCCGTGTCTGTCCAGTTGATGTCGATGCCCGTGCCCTCGACGAACTTCACTTCCTTGGCGTTGGAGATCGTAACCTCAGTGCCGTCCCCGTCCTCCAGCTGAAAGCTAGTCATCCCGCCAGCAGCCAGCGATGTGCCGCTCGTTATCTGGATGTCGTTGCCAGCATCGGTGGTGAAATACAATTCGTTCGGCGTGGCTGTCTTGACCCACACCTGCCCATAGGCTGCTGCATCTGTATCGGCTGCAGCCTGTTCCTTCATTGTGATCGCCCCTTCCACGGTCAGCTTGGTGGACGGATCATCCAGTCCAATCCCCACCTTCCCGTCCTTGGTGATCCGCATCCGCTTGGTCAGACCACTACCGCTGGAGGTCCTGAACACGATCCGGCCCGGGGCACCCTTGCTGGCATCTGAAACGGAGCCATCAACCTCGTACTCAATCCGGCACGTTTCCTGGTACGAGTTGTTATCCCCAACGTATGCAAACCCGCTGATGGTGAGCAGGTCGTCGTCATCGGCAACAGCAGCCCTGTTGTCCAGTGTCCCCCTGGACTTTTTAGATTGAACCGACGCCGAGTTTACTGAAGCCTGGATCCTTTCAAGAGTCAGACCGGCACCAGCAGTCTCCTTGACGATGTGCAGGGCAGAATCTGGATCATTGGTCCCGATCCCCAGTTCCTTGAGGACAGAGTGGTTTCCGCCCAGTAGTGCTTGCCCACGCCTTTCTCTTGGAGACGCACCTGACGGAACTCTAGGCTGCTCAAACCCTGTGTTGATGGTCATTAGTAGTAAATCCTGCCAAACCTACCAGATGTCTCGGTAAACACTGCCTGCAGCAGTTCCATGGCCCATGTCTGGCTAGCAGTCGTGTTGCTCAGTTTCAGGTATATCGCATGCCCCTGTGCCCTTCGCCTTTCCGAGACGTTCCGGCCTGCTGAGAAGGTGGACGTGTACAGGGGTGTTGTTTGGTTGTAGGCGTCTTCCGCGTTGTTTCCCCGGAACACTGACATCGTGACGTCCGAGGAACCTTTTGCCAGCATCGTCCTGATCTCATTTACATTCACCGTGCCAAGTGCTCTTGGAAGAATCGGGCCAAAATACACATGGCTGCTGATCGCGGTCCCGTCATCATCTGACGCCGTGACGTCCCACTTTCGTATATATCCATCTGCACCGCCCAGCAAAATCGCCCTGTCAGCCGCGTCATCCCCGTCAAACACATGCACTGCCCTGGCATCGTGGTTTGCATTGCCGAACTTATCAATCCACCAGCTGTTGGTTCTTGTGTCGTAAAAGTAGTGCTCGTTGGATGAGTCTCCAACCGTCAGTGGAGTCACAAACACATGCACCCCCCGCTCTCGCTCGTTCCATACCAGACGCACAAGGTTGGTGTTTAGGTTGATGTTGTTCATCCGCTCTTCAAAGCGGCCTTCTGTGATCTTGGTCACGCTTTGCCCGGGGTAACCTCGGTAGACCCCACCCCGTGTCCCGAACACATAGAACTCTCCACTGGTCCCCCGGCACCACGGTCTTCCCCAGGGAGTTCCAACCCCGTCGATGATCTCGTCGAGTCGACCTCCGAGCATCGGGTCACCAGTCATCTGCCAGATGCTGTGGTCGCACCCAAAAATCAGTATGTCGTCACTCACCGGGATAATGCACCGGATCACATCTGGTGACTTACCTGCTGGTGAGTTCACCCCAGCGACAGCCTGAGTTTCCGTGATCGTGTCTGGGGCGTAGTTCCAGTCAAACGGGTCCGCGACCTTACTCATGTACCACTCAGACGGATCTGCCTCAGTCCCAGACATCACGATCCGTCCACGCCAGTTCTCGATCAGAGTGGGACGCTTGCCAGCTGAATCGATCGGAAGTGTCCCGCTGGTCGGGGTCCAGGTTGTGATCGCCCGCGTCTCAGACTTGTAGTATTGGGCTGATCGACCATCCGCGTAAAACAGGTTGCTCCCCAGCTGCGCTGAGAAAATGACGGGAGCGTTTCGTTCAAGGGCCGGAACAGCAAGGGTTCCCCCATCGGTGACATTCGTCCAATCAAGGTCGTCAAACTCCCGCACCATTCCGCCATGAACTGCCAACCGTACCGTCTGTCGTTTTGATGTCGCGTTCTCCGGGTTCAGCGAATACGCAGCTGCACACGAAGCTCCTCGATGGTCTGACGTACCGTCACCGTGGCTTGCGAGCCATGACCCAGTTGCCGTATCCGAGGGAGTGGCCGCCTCGGTAATCCGGGCCACATTGTTGGAAGCGGCTGTCCTGAACAGCCTGAAACCGCCCTTGTCGTCGACACGAACGACGTTCCAGCCCGTTTGACTGTGGGAGTCTGCAGACGAGGACAATGCCCCATCAGAGACCGCAGCAACACCGAACGATCTTCCGCTGCCATAAACATTCCCTCCCACCACCCCGAGGCGATCCCTGATCGGATCATACGCAATCGATCGCAAGGTGCCATTGTTAGTCTGCTGCCACTGCTGGACCCCGTACTTGTTCACCTTCGTCACGGCATGAGATAACGTGGCACCGGCCCGTGTAACACAGTAGAAGTTGCCGACCCCATCTGCCGCAATGTCCAACTCCTGGTTGTGGTCAGTTGGAGTGGCGTCTGCAGCATATGGCTGCAGTTCTTTGACAACTGCCTGCTCACCCGTTTGAACATCAAGCAGCTGCAGCGACACCCTCGCGTTGTGGGAGATTGTAAAGGTGCCCGCACTCCCCGACTGAGTCAGCGTGATCTTTTTGTTTGTTCTCGCGGACCCGCCCTGCGTCACAGCAACCGCAATGTTACTGCCCCCTGAATCCGTAACCGTAGGCAGCACCACGTCCTGCAGGCCCAGCGTACCCTGGAACTCGATCGTGATCGGGTTGGTTCCGAGCGGACCTCCACTGCAGGCAATCTTTGTTGAGTCCAAGTGGGACAACGCTTCCAGGCGAACTTGGACAGAGTCGGTTCCGGTCGCTGTGGCATTCCAAGCTATGCTGGCCGTTGCTGTGTCAGACGATGCTGCTGGCGCGCTATTGTTGAAGCACAGCATCCCCAGCACCCCATCAGCGTGAGTCATCAGGTTCACGCAGTTGGATGTTTCACCTGAGCTTGGATAGAAATGCTGAAACGCACCGGTGCTTTGGTTCTCGGAAACAGCCCAGTAATCGTCTTGATCGCCATCGCCAGTGGCAGTGTCCAGCAGCTTCCCGGTTGAGGTGCTGACCCTGTAGATTGCCTCGCCGTTTACCCCGTTGATGTTCTTCACCCAGACGTACAGCACGTTCCCGACCACAACCATGCCGCGAACTTGACGGGTGGCTGAGGACAGCTGGACACTCGGCATCCCTGAGTTCGTCCAGTCGATGTCGACCGTCATCTTCTTGTTGACCTGACGAATGATCAACTTGTGGGAACTGTCGACTGTCGCGATGTAACCAAACCCGTCATCGCCCCAGCAACTGAGATTGAACACCTCGGTGCTGACACCCCCGTCAGATCCCTGCTGTGCCCCATCCGGGTCCACCATCAGGAATGAGCCACTGGTTGACTCGTTCATAATCGCATGGCCTTTACCTGAAAGAGGGGTCAGGTCAGACCATGAAATATGATTGATGTCTTGTACTAGTTGCGGCTGTGTTATCGGCGTATCCGCCAGATACTTTGACATCCCAGGCCGCTGACCTCCACGAGACCGTCCACTGGACTCGGAGTTCAGCGTGCTGGCAGTATCAGGCGACGACGCTGGAAAGGGTCGCACGTTCTGAGCGTCGACCGTTGTGTGGTCTGGCTGCAGTTCGTAAGGCCCCGCCTCGTGGATCCCGTTGAACGGGAAGGCCATCGTGTAGACACTCGGCTTGCGAGGCATCCATGCTCCCTCTTGGCACCATCAGATGCTCGCTACGAATACTTCTATGTCAACAGCATTGCCGCCGGGATTGACTTGAATGCTGGCGATGTCTGCCATCGTTCCAAAACTGGGACTCGTATCGGCCTCGGCAAGCATCAAGGCACTCGGAGTTCCCAAAACGTGACTTTCACCCTTTGCCAAACTTACTTGGTAAAGAGTTGCTGCCCCTACAACCGCAAGCTCGACGGCATTTGTGTCATCGAGATTCGTGATTCGGATATACTTTGTATCCTGGGTATCCAAGGCACCAGCAGCACCGTACACATTGCTGTTGAATGTCAGCAATGTGGTTGTGTTGCTGGCTGGGCAGGTAACAATCCTTTTCATTACCTCGTTGACCGAAGCAATGGTCAGGCTCGTTTCAGCACCCTGGTCACGACCATTGAGCTTGATCGTCTCAGTGATCTTCACCGTCATGGTTGCAGCTGTAACCGTGCTAGTCATTAGCCTGCGACCTCGTCATATACAACGACCCCGTTCA